ACTTCTTCAGGCGTTTCAAGATGAAATGGTCACAAGAAGAATGTTTGAGGTCAAAAATTCTAAAGGAGAAGTTAAATTAACTTTATACTTTAAACCAATAACGAGATATGCAAGAGTTAAAGCACAGCAATTAGCTGGCCCAAATGCTGATGCCTTAGTTGTTTCAACTCAACTTCTTTGTCAAATGGCTGAGAAAGAAGATGGATCTCCAGCTTTCGATATGTCAGATGCACCTATTTTACAAAGACAGCTTCCAGAAAAGGTATTAAATGATCTTGAGTTATTTTTAAATGAAATAGAATTAGATATTGATACATCAAAAAAAGAATAATTGGGGATAACTGGTTAAGGTTTGAGTTTTTCCTAGCAACAGAACTTGGTAAAACAGTACAAGAACTCAGAATGAATATGACTGAGGCAGAGCTTATTTATTGGGCTGGATATTATGAAATTAAGTATGAAGAAGAAAAAAAAGCAGCACGACGACAAAAACGAAATTCAATGTAAAATAAAATAAAGACTTTTTTTATTTGTGGCACAGGCTAATGTAAAACTTACGGTTGATGCAACCCAAGCCACAAGAGCTTTACAAGGCGTTCAGAATAAAACAAATACTTTACAAAAATCTTTAGGTGGATTAAAGACGGCAATTGCTGGAGTTGGCATAACTGTTCTTGCAAAACGGACAATAATGGCTGCAACTAATTTTGAGAAACTCAATCAAAGATTAAAAATATTAACAAAAGAAAATGGTACTTATGCAGAATCTTTAAAACTTGCAGAAAACGCACAGACAAAATTTGGATTAAGTGCGATTGATGCTTTAGAAGGTGTAACAAATTTACAGGCAAGGCTTGGGCCACTTGGTTCAACAATGGACGAAATAACTGTAATTTTTAACGGATTTAACACCGCAGCAATTTTATCTGGAGCTTCAGCACAAGAACAAGCTGGAGCTATGAGGCAGTTAACACAGGCTTTAGGATCTGGTGTTTTAAGAGGTGATGAATTTAACAGTATATCTGAGCAAATGTCCGCTGTTCTTGCACCAATAGCGAAACAATTAGGTGTCAATGTTGGTGCTTTAAGAGATATGGCTGCTCAAGGAAAAATTACCAAAGATGTTGTTGTTGCTGCTTTTAGAGAAATAGAGAGGGACGGAAGTGCGGCTTTAAAGAAACTAATTGAAAATGATCCAACAATGGTCTTTAAGGTGCTTGCTAATGAAACAGAAAAATTATCGATTGCCGTTGGCTCTTTATTAGCTCCAGCCGTTTTAGATGCTGTCTCTGCACTTACAAAATTAGTGAGTGGTGCAAAAGAATTGGTTTCTTCTCCTATTGTGCAAACAGCCGCAATATTCACAGGTGTAGCTTTTGCAATTCAAGGAGTAACAACCGCAACAACACTGCTTTCTGCCGCACAAACGATTTTAGTTGCTAAATTTGCAGCAACAAAAGTTGGTGCAATTGCTCTTGCAAAGGCAGCAGCTACGGCAGATATAGCAACAAAAGCATTGGCAATCTCTACAGGAGCTTTAAGTATTGCTTTAAATGCTTTGCCCCTTGTTGCATTAGCAACTTTACTCGGAGTCGCAACAACTGCAATTATAAAGCATAGACAAGAAACAAAAAAATTTAATGATGTCGTTAATGAAGGCTCTGAGGATGAGGTAAATAAACTATTAAAAAAACAACTTGAAATAAGAGAAGAACTTGAAAAAAGATTAGAAAAGGCAAACGGAAGATCAAAGAAAGGCATACAAAACAGATTAGATGAAGTTAATGCTGATATAAAACTTTTAGAAGGCAGGGATAAAGTTTTGCAGAAAGAAAAAGAAATAACAGAGGAAACAAAAAGACAAAAAGAAGCAAAAGAAAAAGTTACGGAAGAATTAAAAAAACAACAAGAAGAAACAGATAAACTTAAAGATAAAATGACTGCTGTTGGTGAAGAAATCGAAAGCAGTATAAAAAATAATTTAAGGGACGCTATAACGGGGGCTAAATCATTTGGTGAGGCCATGACAAATGTATTGAACCGCATCAGAGATAAAATTATTGACGCCCAGATAGACAAAATTATTGGTGGCTTTGGAGAAAACTTTGGAAAGTCTGCGTCTGGTGGCAAAGGAAAAGGTATAGGAGGATTTTTAGGTGGTATCTTAGGAGGTTTATTTGCTGATGGTGGTAGGCCGCCAGTAGGCAAAGCATCTGTTGTTGGTGAACGTGGGCCAGAATTATTTGTTCCAAAAGTTGCTGGCACAATAATTCCTAACAACAAAATTAGTGGAGGTGACAATACCACAAATATTGTTAATGTATCAGTAGATGCCAGTGGTTCTGCTGTCTCTGGCAATGATGCTGGTGCTGAACAATTAGGAGCTGCTATCGCACAGGCTGTGCAACTACAGCTTGTTAAAGAAAAACGTAGTGGAGGATTACTCGCAAGATAATGGCTGAGACATTTCCAGACATCAAACCTATTTATGGTTCAAAAAAATCAGTTAACACTAAAGCAAAAGTTGTTGCTCTTGGTGATGGCTTTCAACACAGATCACTTTTTGGATTGCCACAAAATCAATCGCCTATGACTTTAGACTTAACTTTTAGTGTTTCTGAAACACAATCTGATGTTATATTTTCTTTTTTGACTGACAGAGACTTAGATCAGAAATCTTTTAATTATCAACCTACTGATGAAGCTGCTCCTCTTAGATTTATATGCACAAAGAAAGACAAGACAATTCCTAGTTTAAATAGGGCTATTATTAACTTAACTTTTTTACAAGTCTTTGAACCAGCCTAATGGCAATACCAACAAGCGAACTGCAAACTCTAACTCCAAGTTCAATTATTGAGCTCTTTAAACTTGAATTAAATGCAGAATTACAAGGATCTAACGAAGTTTTTTTATTTCATGCTGGCTCAAATCAATTAAATAATTCAATTATTTGGCAAGGTGAGGCTTATGATAAATTCCCTATAACAGCTGAGGGTTTTGAATTTACTGGGTCTGGTACAATGCCTAGACCTACTCTTACAATTTCAAACTTGTTTGGTTTTGTCTCAGGCCTGATAAAAGATACAAACAATGTTTCAAGTAAAAACGATTTAGGTGGTGCTAAATTTATTAGGCGTAGAGTTCTTGCAAGCAGTCTTGATAATGTTAATTTTACAGATGGTGTGAACATTTTTGGAACACCAAATAGCAATGAATTACCGCAAGAAATATTTTTTATAGATCGTAAAGTTGCAGAAAACAGGCAGGTTGTACAATTTGAGTGTGTATCTTCTCTTGATTTACAAGGTGTTAAAGCACCAAAAAGACAAGTCACAAGAAAAGATTTTAGAGGTGTTGGTACATTTAGAAACGCATGAATTGGAAATTGGAAGCTGAACAACACGCAGAAACAGAAAAGCCTGACGAGTCATGCGGTCTGGTTGCAATTATTAAAGGTGAGGAAAAATACTGGCCATGTAGAAATTTATCAAAACAAAACTTTGATTATTTTATTTTAGATCCAGAAGATTATGCTGATTGCGAAGATCAAGGAGAAATTATTGGTCTGGTACATTCACACCCACAAGGGTCAGCAAATCCCTCTGATACTGACAAAGCTGGTTGTGAATTTAGTGGACTTGAATGGCATATTTATAGCTTACAAATGAAAAACTGGCATAGTTTCAAGCCTACAGGTTGGAAACCTGATAATTTAATTGGAAGGCAATGGGCATGGGGTGTTCAAGATTGCTGGTCTTTAATCTGTGACTTTTACAAAGAAAAATTAAGTATAGATATAAAAAAATGGCCAAGACCAAAAACAATAAAAGACTTTGCAGAGAATCCTTATTTTGAAAAAGTATTATTAGAATCTGGATTTAAACAGGTTGAACCAGAAAATATAAAAGAAAATGACGTTTTGTTGATGGAAGGTGCATATCAAAAATTAAATCATGTTGCTTTGTATATTGGAGATCAAACAATTTTACATCATGTTATAGGTAAGCTAAGTTGTAGAGAGATATATGATTTAGAATACCTACAACTAACAAAAAAGGTTTTTAGATATGACTCTTAAAAAAATTAAACTTTATGGAAAATTAAGAAAATTTATCGGTCAAACATCATTTATGGCTGATGTTGCAACTCCAGCAGAGGCTTTTAAATTTTTATTAGCAAACTTTCCACAAGTTGAGAGTCATTTTTATCAGCATCACTACAGAATAAAAATGGGCGTAACAGAAATATCTGAAGATTTATTACACATGAAAGGTGAAGATGATATATCAATTATTCCTATAGTTACTGGGTCTGGTTTTATTGCCGCTGCTGCTACTGCTTTATTTTCTGCTGGTGCCGCTGCTGTAACTGCCGTTGCTTCTACTGCCGTTGCTGCCGCCACCGCTGTAGGTGGGGCGATAGTTGCTGGTGCGACTGCCGTAGCTGCTTCGGGTATTCTTGGAAGTATTGCAACTACAGTTTTAACGAGTTTGGCAATAGATGGTATTACTTCACTTTTAACTCCAACAGTTGACACAGGTTCATTTGATGATTCTGGTGTTGAACTGAACGCTGGTATGCAAGCAAGCAACTTTGCTTTTAATGGAATTTCTAATATTAGTCGCAGTGGAGTTGCATTGCCTGTTGTATATGGAGAGAGATTTGTTGGGAGTATTATTGTGTCAAATGGCGTTGATACTGTCCAGATAGAGGGAACTGCTGACTAATGCCAATACCTACCAGCAATCCAAAGTTAACTGATTCAAAATTACCAAAGGATCAACTTGGTAGTATTCAAAGGCAGCTTTCAGTCCATGTTTTGTGTGAAGGCGAAATAGAAGGATTCCCCTCTGCCACAGGAAACAAAGGTTCTGCTGAATATAATCGAACTTTGGAAAAAGATATTTTTTTAAATGGCACTCAAATATTACAACAATCCTCTCCCAGTTCTGCCCCAGACAATAAGAAAAATTTTCAAGATGTAAAAACAGAAGTAAGATTTGGAACATCAGGTCAAAGTAAAATAAAAGGTTTTAAAGACACTGAGACTGAATTTACTGTAGGAAACAAACTTTTTTCGGGAGTATCAATAAGTAGAACAATCAACAATACAGTTGACAGAATTAGAGTAACTTTACAAGTTGATTCACTGCAACGATTTAAAGATGATGGCGATGTAGTAGGGACTTCAGTTAGACATAAGATAAAAATTATACAAGCAAACGGAACTTCAAAAACTCCAATAGACAACACCATAAAAGGGAAAACTCCTAACGCTTATACAAGAGATTACATTATTAATATTCCAGATAGTTACGTTTATCCCCTTACATTAGAAGTAACAAGAATCACCGCAGATAGCACCGACCCAAAAAAACAAAATAATTCTAAATGGA